AAATTTAACATTAATTTTAATCTTAAAAATAAAAATCCAGTTGATGAAATTTATTTTTATACAATATCTGAACCTAATACCAAATATAAAATTAAAAAGAAGATGGTATCTCTATTACTTCCTTCTGTATTTGAAGAAACTATTTATCGTGTAATTATACGTGATAATAAGTTAATAAAAGATGGAGATACCGAATATATATTCAAAGATTGGGTTAAATCACAAATCAATCTAGGTTAGACTGTGCTAATTCATGTAACTTGTAAGCTAGTTCTAAACTTGCAGGAATAGTAAATAATCTATCTGAAATTTGTGTTAGTACACGAGATTTAAAGTAATTAACTGTTTCTTTATTTGCTTCAATCCAAGTTGAACCTTTACATTCCATCGCATAAACAACAGATCTATCAAAATCATATGCAGCTAGTAAATCAGCTTCTCTAACAATATTAAATGCAAGTTCATCTAATGGATTAGCAAATACAGGAAATCCATGGGCTTTTATTTTAGTATAGGACATAGTTGTAATAATTTTACATATTAAATTTATTTCAGCTTGATCTAAACCTAACTCTTGGAGTAATTTTGATATTCTTTTAACTCCGACTATCTCATCCATATATTTATAGTCACACATATCATGTAAAATACAAGAACATATAATAATCTGCTCCATTGATTTAATTTTAGTATTTGACATAAGAACTTGGTTATAAATTTGTAGTCCATACCTATACACATTAATAGAATGAGTAAGTCCATGAGATTCATCAATATTAAATTCATCACATGTTTCAGTTACAAATTTAAATAATTCGTCCAACATTTACTATACATTTCTTAATATTTTGTTAAATGGTATAAATATATTAATAATCTATATCTATAATATATTATAATTATGGCACCAATATCAGGAGCTCTTGCTACTCTATATTCAGATGCAGACGTTAATGGAAATATTACTTTATCCTATACACAAAATAATTCAATTCCAAATAGCTTTTTTCTAATAAAAGGATATAAAGACAATATTGAAATTAGTTCACAAACAACTACAAATCTTTCATTTATTCCATCAACTTTTATGTAACGGTATATGAAAATACTCCTTCTGCAACTGGAACAAAAAATTTTGATGGATATTATACATTTAGCTTATCAACAAATTCAGAATATGCTATAATTGATTCAAATACTTTGGCGGATGCAGCAATTTGTTTCCCAGAAGGCACACCTATTCAAACAGACCAAGGATTAATATCAATTGAACAAATTAATTGTGAAATAAATACAATTAGATCAAAAAAAATAGTTAGAATAACAAAGACTAGAAGTTGTTATAACTATAATATTTTAATTACTAAAAATTCATTAGGTCAAAATATCCCTTCACAAAATACAGTAATAAGTCCAGATCACAAAGTATTTTATAATAAAGAAATGATTTGTTCAAAATATTTAGTCAATAAAGTAAAAGGTGTTTTGGAATTGAATATGATGGTTCTATACTTTATAATGTGCTACTTGAAACACATGATAAAATGCTTGTAAATAATTTAATTTGTGAAACTCTAGATCCAAATAATATTATTGCAAGAATATTTACATCCAATCTTACAACTAAAAAATATGAAAAAGCTATCAAAATGTTTAATAATTATATGCAAACAAAAAATGCTCAAGATTATTATTTACTTTCCAACTATTTAGTTGTTAATTAGTAGATCCACAATATTTCATAAACTCATCAAATGTTTTAACTGTACCTAATTTAAAGTTTTCTTTATCAACTAAAACTTCTGAAGGAATTAATTTAACAAAATCTTTAGATAGAATTCCAAATCTTTCATATAGTCTTATTTTTGACCATGGAACTATTGTGGATTGATCTGGATGTTCCCAAAATGTTTTTCTATAAGATCTATCAAAAATTGTAAAACAAATAGGAATATGTGGTACATACATAATCCATCCTCTAGTATAAAGTCTTGCAAATATATCCATCTCTTCACCAAAAAATAAAAATGGTGTATATGGATCATAAGGAGCATCAATTAACATTTGAGCTGGTCCAAATGCAAAACATCCCGACCAACCTTTTGATTCTTGAGGTTGAGTCATTAAGGTGGAATACTTTGAATTATATCTATCAAATCCATCTGTTTGATCTACACTCTCTACATACATCGGACCTCTTAAAGGATTTATTTCAATTTCACCTGTATTAATATTAAATGTTGAAACATAATTAGTCAAACATACTAATGAATCTCCCTTAAGACTCTGAGCTTTTTTTAGTTCTCCAATACATTTTTTATCCCAAGACTCGACAAATCTTGTATGTGAATCAATTTGTAAATAATATTCCTCACCATCCCACATCTGATTTATAGCAAATCTAGCCCAACAAGGTCCTCTTGCTTCTGTATGTGGAATTTTTATAAATTTGACAGTTGCACCACGAGTTTTTGTTGTAATACATTCGATATCTTCTAAATCATTTTGTTGACAAATAACTATAACTAAATTTTCTGGATTAGATGCTTTAGTAATTGCATCTAATACAGTTAGAGGACATTGTGGATCTCTATATGAAGCAACTGATAAAAATATTTTACTATTTGATTTAATCTGATCTGAATTAAATATCTTATAGCTAAGATCTGAAGAAAAGTATTTTGATAAATTTGGAGGAACCTGTGTATATTTTTTAGTTTCAGCTATAGTCTTAATTGTATTTATATTATTAAAAAACTCTCTATAAAAAATATTAGTTCTACTTGTACGACCAAATGTATAGAGAAAAAAAAGTATTATAACAATTATTATAATATTTAAATTCATATTATAATAATACTAATAAAAAATTAAATCCCGGTATATAATATAATGGAAAATTTCTTTGCCATCTGTATAATTCTATTTGTGCTAATTAATGTACTTTATACTAAAAAAACTAAATTCACTAAAACTCATAAAACCCATAATACTCATAAAACCCATAAAAATCATAAGACCCATAAAAAATCAACAAAACCATGCCCTCCAATTATAAATGATTTAGAAGAAAAACAGAAATATATTGCAAAAACTATTAGTAATATTTCATTGAATGATCAAATACCTGTATCTGCACCTGTATCCGTACCTGTACCTTTACCTGTACCAGAGACAAAAAGTATTGAGTTAATTAGTGCATATACATTAGTACCAGAAGAAACTTATAATACTCAGTTTAAATCTATTACAAAAAAACTTGAAACTATTAATACAAATGAAATTAAGGGTAGAGACTTTATTAAAACAAATTTTATTGAACCAGATCTTAAAAAGGTAAATGCACCATCTCCAGCATCTGGATCAATAGAATCAAATGAAATTATTGGTATTACTAATGCTCCAATGTATGCACCTGTTGAAAGTATTGATAAAAGTGTTGATATTTTTTTAATTAATCAAATAAATACTACAAAGAATAATTCTTTGGCATATCTTGATCAACCAATTATTACATTAAATAATAAATCAAATTATATTAAGAATATTATAACAACATACTCTGATCCTTCTAAAAATGTAGAAAATGTTATTGGTTGGGAAAAAATTTCAACTCGTGCTGACATTTAATTGTATTAACATTTGTTATTAATCCAACCCAGTTATTTAATATTTCACTAACAAAATCTTTTGTTTCCAAATATATTAAACAAACACTCGAGTTAACTAGAGGTGTTAAATATCTATATAAAGAATTTACAAACAGAATATGTGTGTAAGATCTAGATTTATATGTTGTTTTTCCAAATACAAATTTTTCGACCCCTTTTTTTCTTCTTGTATGTGATGTTAAATTCTTAAATTTTCTACTAGAGTTTTTTAAATGCCATTCATAACTTAAAGCAGATGATTTAGTATGCGATAGGTCATAGAGAACTATATAAGGAATCCATTGTCCACCTCTTGTATACCTAGCACCTCCTTTTATTTCCTGATTATGTTGTCTGAATCGTCTAGTTGGATTAACAGTTGATCCAATATATGTTTTTTTAGATTTTGATAATTTATCAAAAATAATATAATTGTACCATTTTTTTTCCTCCATAGTATTATACAATGTTTACTATATCTTTAAGTGAAAGTTTAGCTATTGGAGTAATTACATCAATAATTGGTTGGATAATTCATAAAATAGTATATTCTTATGGATGTGATGAAATTAAAGAAACAAATATATTTTATACCAATAGAAAAAAAATAACATTTTATTTATGGTTATTTGCCATTGGTGTAGGAATCCATATGCTAGTTAAATATGCAGAAGTTAATGAGTGGTATTGTGAAAAAAAATGTATAGGAGATGTTTGCGAAGTTTTATGTCATCTTCCTATTAATGGTGTTACCGAGTTATTTATAACTAAATAATTTTATATATTTTTTCAACCACTTTACTTAAATATATAAAAATAATTTATAATAAATAGTTAAAATATATGTCAAAAGCACAGAGAAAAAGATCAGCTTCAAACATTTCAGAAGATGAATCCAATAAGAAAAGAAAAGGAATCACAGACCAAATAATTATAATAAATAAAGAAATTAAAACTTTAGATGATTTAATAGAGTTAGGAACATCATATGACTCAAATAAAAAATATAATATTAATTTAAAAAAGTTAAATAGAATTGTTTCAGTGTTAACTAAACTAAAAAATGTTATTGGAATGGAAGGAGTTAAGAAATCAATAGTTGGTCAAATAATATATTTTTTACAAGATTTTCAAGATAAAAATCAAGATATGTTACATACTGTAATACAAGGACCTCCTGGAGTTGGTAAAACTATGCTAGGACACATTATTGGACAAATATATTGGGAATTAGATATTATACAAACTAATACACCATATAAACCCGAGTCTAATCCTATTCAAACAAAAAAGAAAACAAAAGCTATCTTAGATGAATTATATTATTCTGATAATGATTCATATTATTCAGATGATTATTCTGATGATGATTATTATCCAAAAACAAAGCTTGATAATTTTATTAAATCACTAGGGAAAAAAGGACCTGTAGCTAATAATACAAGAAGTTCTATAAATAAAGCCCCAGAGCTTAAATTTAAGGTAGCAAAACGTTCAGATTTAATTGCAAAGTATCTAGGTCAGACAGCTGCAAAAACCCAAGAGGTTATTGATGATGCTGTAGGAGGTGTACTTTTTATAGATGAGGCATATTCACTAGGTAATCCAGATGGTGGTGATTCATATGCAAAAGAATGTATTGATACAATCAATCAGAACTTGACAGAAAAGAAAAACCAGTTACTAGTAATTATAGCAGGTTATGAAAATGCTTTAGAAGAATGTTTTTTTGCATATAATGAAGGTTTAAATAGAAGATTTCCTTTTAGATATACTATTGATGCATATACATATGAAGAACTTGGACAAATATTCTGTAAAATGGTATCAGAAATTAATTCAGATCCAAATGCATCATGGTCTGTTGATATTATATCAACTAAACTGAATCAATTTTTTAAATTAAATTATGATTTATTTCCTAATTTTGGAGGAGATATTGAAAGTTTTTTACTTAGCGTAAAAATTCAACATGGGATTAGAGTTTTTTGTTTACCATCTGAACAAAAGAAAAAAATTACATTAGAAGATCTTGAGAATGCTCTAAAAATTTATAGAGTAAATAAAGAAATAAAAAGTAAAAATTCAGATATAAAAAAGTACCTACATCAGTCAATGTATATATAGTTCTTAAAAAGAACTATAATAGATTGCTATAACAAATAGTCAATGTATATATAGTTCTTA